AAACTCACCCAATCACTATCTGGCAGGGTCTATCGAGTGTATTGATGCCATCGAGGCCAGTGCTAGTAGTGCGGATGCGTTCAGGGGTTACTGTAAGGGCAATGTGCAGAAGTATTTATGGCGCATGGAGCATAAGGGAAAGCCAAAAGAGGACGCTTTAAAGGCCCAGTGGTATCTAAACAAGCTGATTAGTAAGCTTTAGCTTTACCCCATAAACTATAAGAAACAAAAAAGCCCCAATTAAGGGGCCTTGGCAGGGTAAGGTTTATCCCCATTGGTCGGCCATTGCGTCGGCTATGCCCTGATAGGTTTCAGATCTGATTTTCCACCTGTCAGCACTTGGCCCCAGTTTGTTCTGACCACTGGGGGTTTGATTATCCCAGTAGCCACAATCTGGCCTTGGCAGGGTATTGGTTGGGGTCATTTTTGGCAGGTTATGAAGCCACAAGCCGGTTTTTTTGCTTTCAGTGTGGCCGTGCTCGTATGGCTGCACGTATTGGCTGGCCTTTATCGGTAACACTCCGACAGGGTTCTCCATTGCTACCCTTGGCGCGTTCTCTTTTGCATGGGCATACAGTGCAAGCGTCCAATCAATTGCCTTTAATCGCTCCCCGTGGCGTTTCATCCCCGAACCATAATGAGCGTTTCCAGATACTGCCAAAGCCGTGCATGGGGGGTGCATAATAATCAGATCCCAACCAAGGCCTATAATCTCCCAGCAATCGCCCCTGTAATGATGGGGGCTGTTGTCATCAGCTTCCAGCAGGTCGCAACTATAAGCCTCATGACCGCGCTTTCTAAATGCTTCCCTGACCTTGCCGCTATACTCGCAAGCTATTAAAACTTTCATTAGATTCTCCAAATTAAGCTTATTATTAAAAGGTAAAAAAAGAGGCCCATACAGGCCCCAATTGATGCAAAGAGTATCTTGTCAAACATGGGTTAAGCTCCTAAAAGTAAAAAGGTGAAGGTTACCAGGTAAAGCATGGCAGCACCTACCAGGGCACCACCCACAAAAACGACACCACCAACGGCGGCAGCTATAAAGTTAGAACGGCGCTCTTTCTTGGCGTGCTCCTTTTGCATTCTTATATATGCTGAGTTCATTTCTTAACCTCATTTAACTGTCTAGCGGCTTGCTTGTGACCTGATAACCACAAGCTATTGATTGCATCGTCTAGCGTGTCAAATGAAAGTAGCGTTTTAGTATCTTCAAGCGAAACCAGAAGTTTACCTTTTGCGCCCTGCCATATATGGATTAAACCGCTATCGTTTATTTCAAGGTTGATTGATTTCATGATTAAAGTTCTCCGTATTGTTTGCAGGCTTCATCAAGTAAGATGGCATAGGCTAGTTTTGTAACGTAATCGTCGAAAGACTTGGCTTTAAAATCTGTTTCATCTAACTGAGCCTCTCCGTTGTCTCTGTTGCATTCAGTGCAAAGGATGGCGGCCTTATAAGTATAGATGACGCATTCATGGCCATCGACCAGCTGATGAATCATTTCGTAAGGATCTGAGCCGTATTCTTTGGCCTCAGCTAGTGCTATGAGTGCTATGTCTAAAGCGGCGGATTCTAAATCGTATTGGTTCTTAATCATGGTTACTACTCCCAGTTATTGAATGCCATTTATTTGGCGTGCAAGCATTCTAATCTTAATCATTTACATAAAGCAAAGATAATTTGCCTTTTTTTATGAATTAATACTGAATCTGTACAAATAATGATCAATCTGTACAAATAATGATCAATGTTGTGGTAAAATCGGGTCAATGAAATCAAGGGGTTAAATCTAAAGAAAGGGAAGGGGACGGGTTTTATCCCACAATAGACGCGCTCAGGCTGACGAGAGGGCACATCTAAGGGCATTGCAGGCGTTCTTGATACCATCGCAAGGGGTAAGGCTGAAACGGGCTTAGAATGCGTTATAAGGGCAAGTGATCATGGTAGTTATCCACAGGTTATTAACAACTGTATGTTTGACCACTGTATTTATGTACAGGTGTATGGATGTACAGTACTGGTTATCCTACTGGTTATCAACAGCCTATCAACAGGCTATACACAGGTTATGTACAGGTTATCCACAGGCTGAAATGAAGGGCACCCCCTCCCCGAAGCCGCCGATTTCGCCAATGTATATGTCCCTCGCAAAAAAAAATTACCAATTTTAAGGTGAACCATGATTAAGATAATATGTGATGAAGAAGTCCATGAAAGTGACATTGAGCTAATAGAGCTATTTGGTGTATCACTTATTGATAAAGACAAAGATACTATGGTTGACTTGCTTTACATAGTAGAAGATAAGATGTCTGGTAATTGTATTTGCTTTGAAGAAGTGTGTATCTGTAGTAAATGGAATTAAAAACAATTCTTATTTGCTATAAAGCAAAGGTGTTTATATGAGTCGATTAGGCAGTCCCAATAAGAACAAGAAGTTTCTGTTGGCCAGATTGCAGGATATGTATGGCGAGCAGTTCCACCCTATAATGAAGATGGCTGAGGCTGCTAGTAAGCTTGATTACATTGCTGAACAAGAGGGTGATGTGACTGCGTTGACTGCTGCTTTAAATGGTTGGAGTAAGATAGCCGAGTATACAGAGCCTAAGCTTAAAGCTGTTGAGGTTCGTGCTGACGACTCTACAATAGTTAGGGTATCCCGTAGGCGCTTTGATGGCACTACAGATGAAGTTGATAGTGATGCGGCAGACTTATTATTAGAAGAGGCTGTCATAGCTGAAATAGTTGATGATCAAGAGGAACAAGAAGATGAGTAAGAAAAAACCTTTGTTAGCTGCGCTAGATAAGAAGACAAGAGAGCGCCACTTCCCTGAGTCTAATGGTGGTAAGGGTAGTCACGCTAGGAAGTCTACCCCTGAGACAAGAAACAAGTTCAAGTCTGGCTATGATGGTATTGACTGGAGCAAGAAGTGAGTCAAATTGAATACTGTATGGGGCCACAAGGCCAGGTGTTGCAAGACTACTCTGACTGTCGTTCTCAAAACTCGTTTATCTGTGGGCCACTAGGCTCCGGCAAGACAGTACAGACTATCCTTAAACTGTTTGACCTTATGTGTGAGCAGAAGCCTGTAATGGCTAAGGGGCATAAGAACTACGGTGTTAGGCTATCCAGGATCATTGCTGCCCGTAATACATACTCTGAACTGTTCTCTACCACGATTAAGGACTGGCTAGAGATACATGAAGACCTGGGGCCGTTCCGTCAGGGTAACAAAGAACCCCCTACGCATTATATTAAGTTTCGTTTAGAAGATGGCACCACCGTACAGAGCGAGGTCATATTCATTGCATTTGACCGTCCTGAGCACGTTAAGAAGGCTAGGGGTATCCAGACTACATGGGTGTGGCTAAACGAGACTAAGGAGCATTCTAAGGCTGTTCTAGACATGCTTGATTTGCGTCATGGTCGTTACCCCTCTAACAAGGAAGGTATTAAGCCTACACACCATGGGATGCTGGGTGATACTAACGCCCCTGATGAAGACCACTGGTACTACAAGCTTGCTGAGATAGAGCGCCCTGAAGGCTGGGTATTCCATCGTCAACCAGGTGGTGTATTCCGTGATGGCGAGGAATGGAAGATAAACAATAAGGCAGAGAACCTGACTAACCTGCCTGACAACTACTACAAGAGAGGCTTAAGTGGTAAAACAGATGATTGGATCAAGGTTAATCTTGCTAACGAGTATGGCTTTGTGTCTAACGGTAAGCCAGTTCACCCTATGTATACCGACTCAGTACATGCGGCCCACATGGAATTCACACCCAGTAAAGACACCCCCATTATCCTAGGATTTGACTTCGGTCGAACACCTGCTTGTGCGTTTCTACAGCGTACTTCGATAGGGAGATGGGTGTGCTTTGATGAGATGGTACTGACAGACTCTGGTGCTATTGACTTTGCGCCAACATTAAAGCGTTACATCGAGGATACATACCCTGGTCACACGTTTAAAGGCTGGGGAGACCCGTCTGGTGACAACAAGAACCAGTCAAACAGTGAGACTCCGTTCCAGATCATGCGTGCTGCTGGCATTCCATGTTATCCGACAGAGTCTAATGACCCGTTAAAGCGTCGAGCTGCCCTAGAAGTGCCCATGAAAGAGATGTGTATGGACGGTAAGCCTCGCTTTGTTGTCCTACCGAAAGCTTCTATGATCCGTAAAGGTCTTCAGGGTGGCTTCTGTTACCGTAGAGTCCAGACATCAGGCGAAAGATACGCTGATCAACCCGATAAAAACGAGTATTCCCACCCAGTAGAAGCCTTAGAGTACGGGCTACAGGGTGAAGGTGAGGGCCGTCAAGCACTACGGCGAGCTGGTGGATTTGATAAGCCGCATGTGGCTAAGGTAGGCTTTAGTGTTTTCTGATATGTACGTTGTGTTTGAGGGTGATGATAACCACTGGTACTCACGGTTCTTGCATAACAAGATTAAGCACTGCTACGTCGTGGTGCCTAGCATTGATTGCTGCATTGTCCACTCTAGGACTACCGCAAAGTTTGATTTGTTTAACGAATCCGATATAAATGGTATAATCGACCCTAATTCTATAATAATTGGTTATAAGCAAAAACCTAGTTCGCGGTCTTTGTTTATGTTGAACACTTGTGTGGGGCATACCAAACAACTACTTGGTATTAACAAGCCATTTATATGGACTCCGTATCAACTATACAAATACTTGAGGAATGAAGATGAAATCACCAAAAGCACCTAAGCCTACGGCGGCAGAAACGGCTATGATTACGCGGCAAAGTATGCAGCTAGATGAAGAAATGGCTAAAAATGAAAAGCGGTTAAAGGCTGTAGCAAGAGGGGCTTTAGGGTCAAAGTCTTTACTAGGTACTGCAAAGCAAGCTGCGGCTAAGGAAGTAAAATCAGGAGCTACTCCAAACAAGACAATGCTTTCTTCTTTGCCCAATAAAGGCTTGAGAGGCTACCGTTAATGGAATT